AAGAATTTATCTAGAATTTCAAAATTTTCTTTCTTGTGGCTTTGATATAATTCTGTTTCCCAGAGCCCGCCACTGCCTAACCACTGTTTTGTCATTTTGAATACCCCACAGTTTCACGCTCAATGTCATCGTGATCAAATTCTGCCCAATATAATTCAAATGCTACACAGTCTGTGACTGCTTCAAATTGATGATATTCGCCCGGAGCAACCTTTGTATATTCGCCTGCCTTTAACAAAGTTTCGTCTACGAGATCATAATTGCCTTTCCATACACGAATAATCATTTCACCGGACTCGACAAAGAATCCATTCCACTTGTATTTGTGTTTATGCTTAGAACATACTCCACCGGCGTTGGCTTCAATACGATGAAATTCTAATACACCGTTGGCTTCTAACAATTCTGTCTGTCCCCATACTTTTCCTGCTTTCATGCTATCTCCTTAATGTGTGTATTTAATCAGATCAATTTATGTAATTGCAAAACTTCGCTTTGTCTTGAAACTTCTTTGACAAAGAACACGCAAGGTGGATTGACCTCCTCGCTGAGCGGCACAGTTAATAATTGTCCGTTTTTCATCTTAGGAAAATACCAACGCACATCCTGATAGATATTAACAATTTCTATAGGCATATATTCTGCTCTAAAGCCTTTGATCGGATTAAACACTAGTGCGTCAAATCCACGCTCATTGATACTAGTCAACGGTAACACTTCGGGATCAAGCCCACAATCTTTGTCACCTACTACCATGCACCAATCCAAAGGCATTTGCACTTCATAGCCTCCTATGTTCAGCACTATAGCCGGTGAATTAAACGATTCTAAAAATATCAAAGGCATGAAATAAAAATCTGGATCCTGTGGATTTGAATTATCCAGCACCGAAAATCTTGTATCTTCGTCTACTTGATCCGGCAATTCGTTTAGATCAAATGCTTCATTGTTTAGTGTGAGTATTCTCATTTTAATTTTCCTAGTATTACGTTTCGGTGATCAGCATCCCATGCTAAAATGTCATAGTTAAAATTGATCTTACAGAAATCAATTGCTCTAGTATCACTGTTTTCTTGTTCTACAACCAACAGAGGATTGTATTTTTTAATGGTGTTAACTGCACCTTGTAAAACATTTAATTCGTATCCGTCTACATCAATTTTAATATAATCAATATCTGAAAAATTAAATTCATCTATAGTGTATAGCTGTTCATCATACCACTTTTCTTGCGGTACTTTTCCAGCAGTTATACTTCCACCACCGCTTACCTTTATAATTTTATGTTCTTCACCCAACGCACATTTAAAATGTGTAATTTTAGATAGGTCAACATTTTTATGAAATAATTTTCTTCTTCGATAATCAAAACAAAAAACATGATTAAAATCTTTGTGAAGATATCTTGTATATTCGCCGTCTCTACAACCAACATCTATAGCATTTCTTTTTTCTGTAATAAAAGGAAGACTAGCTACCCACGTTTTTTTACAATGGTGATTAGGGAATTCTTGTGTGCCATCTGGGCTAAAGAAAAAATCAGTATCGTAAAAATCCCAGTTAAATGTGTTTTCAGAAAACTGAGTAGGTTCAAGAGGATGTATCATATATTAACCTTGGTAATGGTAAAGGGGTATTTGGCCTCTTTATAAAACTTTTTTCTTTCTGTTAGGTGCCGCTTGGCATATTTGCAGGTGCTGGTAATATCCCAGATCTCTACGTGATCTTTGTCTTCTGCTTTTCTAATGCCTCGCCCAATGCTTTGTATAACACGGACAAAGCTCTTTCCGGGTTCAAGAAGAACCAAATTAAAAATACGTGGAATATTAATACCCACAGCGGCCACACCATAAGTCGCCAAAATAATCTTGCCATCACTTGTTTTAATTTCATCATATTCTTCCTTGCGATCATCGAGTTTCATACCGCCGCTGACAAACACTGCCTCTGGTATTAAGTCAATTAATTTTTTTCCTGTATCGATTCTGTTAATTAACACCAGAGTATTACCGGTAGCAGATAACGCAGTGATCTTACCGGCGATCCATTGTAGCCGATTATCGTCTGTGACAAGAAATGAGTATTCGTCCTGGAATGAATTAAACACCTGCACATCTGTGGTCTGTAACACATTGATATTCAATTGTGCTAACACACCTTTTTCCTGTAAATCATACGCAGATACTTGATTTATCACAGGACCTATACTGGCCAATATACCTTGAAACTCCCACTGTTCTTTAGGCACAGTTCCGGTGAGTCCCCAGCGTATGGCACAGTTACGAAAGTTTTGTGTCAGTAGTTTGGTCAATACTTCTGCCTTGGCTTGATGCACTTCGTCAACAATGATCGCGCAGACTCCTTCACAGAATTCTGCCAATGTCATGGTGTCGTTGTCATAGCTTTTCTTGTCTAACACATTCAAACTTTGCCAGGTGCATATGGTATGTGTCTTACCTAATTCTTTTCTATCTCCGAAGTAAACACCAACATCCAGGCCTAGGTTCTTGTAATCTTCTTCAGTTTGAACCACCAACGATTTATTAGGAACAACTACCATTGTGCGACCATAAGGTTCGCATAGATGGCTTAAAGTTGCTGTGGTAATTGTTTTTCCAGCACCAGTGGCTACTTCTTGCAAGGCCTGAGGATTCTCTAAAAACTTGTTGATTACCTCATACTGATAGTCTCTTAGAACAATAGGTTCTCCTGCCTGTTGATGTCCTTTGGGCCAGACTTTGCCTTTGTCGGCCCAGTAATTTTCATCGATAGCAGCAAATTTTAATTCCTGATGCGGTCTAAGATCTTCGACTTCGATGTCATAACCTTCATCATCAATTACTGCTAGAATCACATCAAGGTGTGCAAGATATCCACTGCCGCCAATGTTAAAATAAGTTTTAGTTCCGTCCCAACGTCCTAGTTTATAGGCCGGCATGTGTCGGGCATAAGGTAAATCGAACTTTAATTTATTGACAATTTTCCGTCGTGTTTCAACTCGTAGCCCTTCTACCTTGATGTTTACTTCGTCTTTGATTGTTAACTTACAGTTCAACAATTTTTTGTCCTTTGGTTTCTGTTGGTCTAGTATCACCAAGATATATCACACAGGGATGACACATAAACCAATCCCGTGCCATGGTATTTGTTGGTGGGAAAATGTTATTTGTTACTACTAGTGTAACATCATTGCTTGTCTTAAACAACCACTTAGCCGGCTTTGATTCAAAAATTAATATCCTACCAGTTTCGACTTTGCCGCCAACTCCTGCAACCTTGATCCAGTCATTCAGCCCAGTAGTGGATTCTTTGTTTTCTCTAAAACACACCTTGATTTCTTCACGATCAACTCCACTTTTTTCAGCATCGGCTACAAAACTTTGCAGCCACGGCAATGTGGCGCTGCTTCGATCTAGCAATATACATATTTGTCCGGAAAAAGATTTAGATAACTCAAAAAAATCTTGATTGGTTTTCAACCAGAAGCTGTTTTCTTGGCTGGCTGCGATTTTTTCCACTAAAGTATGTGGTTTTTCTTGGTATAAAAACCCCATACTTTTAGCTAATAACAAATCTTTGCTGATGTTACTAGTTTTATTACTTTGCCACCACTCCGCTGTTTCGTCACTGGCGTTTTTCAATTGAACGCCATTTATATCAACTTCGCTGTAAGGTGTAGCATCCTCAGAATTTTGCCAAATTTCTTCTACATCCGACAACACGTTCATAAAAGTATCGTCAATTTCAAAATTATGCTTACAGACAAATTCATATAATGTGATTAAGTTATACTGATACAAATCTAAGCGTCTTACCTTATCATCGGGATCCCAAAAGCTGTAAGCGTAAAGAGTTTCTCGACGTTCAATCTCATCTTCAAATTCTTTTTTCAGCTGATACGGAAATTTTAGACAAATTTCCAGTTTGTTTTCACGCAGTTCTACATATATTTTTTTACTGAGATCCAACACTCTAAACGGCTTGCGCCATTTGAGATCTTGTAGTTGCGACCTATAATCAAAACCTGCCTGAGCAGATACAATCTTGTATTTTTCCAATAATTTTATGAGAAAATTCGCCTGATTTTTGGTCAGCTCACCGCTGTTGATAATTTTTTCATGAAAACTTGAGATGGGTGAAAAATCTTGACCTTGTATGGAGATTTTTTGTTGAGCAACAAGTTTATAAAACTCAACAAATATGTCTTCGGCAAATTCTGATGGTAACATTATTCAAGTATACAGCCTTGATTTCTGGTTGTCAACTGAATAATCTAGAAATTGGTATGCCTTGACGTATTTCGTCCACGGTCCACTCGGTGTGACATAGTTTTAAAAACCATTCAGTTCTGTCTGGCACATAGGGACTGTCTAATTCTGACCATTTGATGCTGAGATCTGCAGCTAGACTAGACGAATCACACATTATAGGAACACCATTTATGGCTGCTTGAATAGCTGGTCCGCTGTTATGGTTGATCACGCAATGATAATTGTAAAAAATATCAAAACTGTCATAGGTATCGGGTATAAGCACGGGTCTTTCTACCTCCACCCCAGATTGCTTGAACGGAAATGCTGACCGAGGATGATATCTCACACGGATTCTTCTATGAGTATGTTGTTTTATTTTTCCAATGGTGTCTGCTACCCAGTCTTTCATGGCAGGCATTCCTTGCCATTGTAGACTTTCTTGATGTTGGCAGGCTATTAATATTTCGCCACGACGTGTGGTGGCAATTGGCTGCAATTTAACACCTAATTTTTCAGGTCTAGTTGGATCGAGATTGATATCGTTGCCGAATCTGCCAAGATTGTTGATATGGTCGAGACTGATGCGCCAAGTTTCGCCTCTTTTCAGATTTCCTACTTCTATGATCATCACAGATTTGCCTGATTGTCGACACTGTTCGTAGATTGTTTTATTTGAACGCATTCTACCGGCCCATAGCACAGACCAAATCACAGACACGTCTTCGTTGTCATGCACAATGGTATGCCCTAGTTGTTTTAAACCTTGTTCTAGAGCGTCAAACACAGGAGGACTGTTTAACGCACCGTATTCTCGATATAATTTGAAGCGCATAATGTTGATAAATAATCTACGTAGTTAATACTGCCATATATTTATAGATCATGAATAAGATTAAAAAAAGACTGAGTAAATTGTCAAAAAACGCAGACAATGCGTTGGTAATTGGTGCCGCATTTGGTCAATTAGAACAACTGTTAGACTTATATTCAACAATTTTTGTTGTGAACGAAGACAACACAGAACTAAAAGCAAAAAATCTCATTTATAGACAAAGCATTGACAGATTAGATAGCATTGTAAATGTCAGGGCAGTATTTTTTGACATCAAACACATCTCTAAATTAGAAAGTCTGCAAACATTTTGGAAGAAAAATAATTCGTTGATATTCATTGAAGGCGGCGACGCTTTGCCTAGGGATCTATCAACGCCGTTATACGATTCAGGGTGGCGATGCACCAGTCTCCAAGGAGCATTTCACGTATGGGAAAAACAACAATGAAAATAGCAGTAGTAACAACCTTTCACGAAGACGGACTTAACAAATATGCACAGCGTATGATCAACACCTTCTGCGAGAACTGGCCTACTGAGGTCATACTTCATTTATATCCCGAAAAGTGCAACCCTGCGATCCGTGATCACAGTCGTGTCACACTGAAACGTCTAGAAGAAGTTGCAGAACTAATGACTTTTAAAAACACATGGAAAGATGTGCCTAAGGCCAACGGCGATGTGTCGGCGGATCCTGTGAGATCTCTAAGAAAAGATTCAGGCAAAGGATTCAAATGGCATGCTGTGAGATTTGCACATAAAGTTTATGCCATATTTGATTGTGTCAAAGAAACAGATGCGGATATTTTAATATGGATGGATGCAGATACTATTTGCCACAGTCCTATCACCATGACCGATCTATACAAGATGATTCCCACTGATAGTGAGCTGTGCTATCTGGGTCGAAGGGGCAAATATTCAGAGTGTGGTTTGTATGCAATGAATCTACGATCGCCTAACATTCAACTTTTTCTCAAAGAATTTCAAAGAGTCTATGATCAAGCCGAACAAGGAATTTTTCAGTTAGCTGAGTGGCATGACAGTTTTGTGTTTGATGCGGTACGAGTAAAATTTCCGCAGATGCGACAACTAGATTGGGCAGCACACTTGCATGACCTACGTCCAGCACCAGGAATGACGTCGGGCGAAGGACACCCATTAATTAATAGCCAATGGGGCGCATGGCTGGATCACCTCAAGGGTGGTAGAAAGAAATTAGGTCGTAGTAAACCTGAAGATCTAAAAGTTCAAAGAACAGAAGCGTATTGGCGTTAGAGATACTGTTTGAAAAATTGCCAAGCTTCTCCGGATCGAAGTTCATTAAAATTCCAATGGCACATAGATATCTGTTCAATCCATGATTTTCTCTCGGGCATCTCGGGATTTTCTAATCGACTTAAATCTGTATTCGCTACTTGGTAACTTTGACTACGCTGTGGATTATGATCTGTAAGAAATGCCGGAACTCCTTCAATAATACTAGCCACGCTTGGACTACTGTTGTATACTACTGTGGCCCATGCACCTCTTAAATCGTCGACTAATCTTTCATTAACACTTAATCGTACACCTTTGCCGTAAATTTTTAAAATTGATTTAATTTTTTTATCTCCGGGGTGTGTTCGAACAACAATCTGACGTTTTCTACTATGCTGTCTAATTTGTGCAATAGTTTGATCTAACCATGTCTGAACATCTAGCCCACCCATGCTCCACCCACCGTGTCGCTGTAGGCAAATCAATATGTGCTCTCCCTGTGTTCTCCAAGGCTGCAAACTTATGCGTAAATCGTGACTAATTTTTTGCCAACGTCCAGGATCGATATCTCGATCAAAGTAAAATCCAGTAGTAGGAAAAACTCCATCAAAACTGTATCTCAGATAGGTTTTGGTATTATTCGGATCAGCATATAAAAACAAATTGCTGTCTACGATTAAACTTCTCCGATTGTTTTCTTTCTGCAATGCAACGGCATCTTGTCTCAATTGAAGATGAGGAGCCGATTTACCATGTTCGTGAACAAACCCCTGTATCAATGCTACATCACAAGGCACAGCATTCATCCCAGTGTGTGCAATGGCATGATCCCCGGACGATTTCACTCCCTGCAAAAAATTATCCAAGATCAAAGGTTTTTCTGGATTCTTGTTTGTAGGCGGGATTCCACCATAATAGGCCACAGCGGTGATGTTAGACACTGTGATATTCCTTTACTATATTGTATGCAGTTCCGTCCATGAGTTCATTGTAGGTAAACTGACAATAACTAAGCCATGCTAGCCAATCGCCAAGCGGGCCATAATATAAATCATTGATCTGTGCTAGATTATTTCTAGTAACAGAGTTACTAACATGTTTGTCAAGAGTGATAGCAGGAATGCCTGCCCAGATAGATTCCACAGCACTGTTTGAATTGATACTAACCGTGCAATAGTAGTCTCCATCTAGCAGTGTTTGATAAAGACTAGTGCGTGTTTTCTTATTAGTTTTAGATCTAATTTCTATAGGTCTATCTGTGTGTTTTTTCAGTTCATCGACGATTTGTTTGGTCCAAGATTCCACATCTACATGCATGATGCTGGCTGCAAACTCGCCGGGCTCTACCACTAATATTTTTTTGCCAGTGTTACGCCAAGGTCTAGGAAATTCTGTGAAATTTTTCAATCTATCTGCAGGTGCAACAAATTGATTATTAAAATGCAGGTGATTTCTTGTAAGCCTATGCCATTTTTTATTAGATTCAACAAAATTAGTATACCCGCTATCTATGAACCAGAACGGAAGATGATTATCAATTTTATCTACAATGATATTTTCATTGCCTACTGTGTTTCGTAATAGACAGTCTTCTGCGCTGTTCAAGAAATCTCTGCGACGAATCATAGTTGCTGTGGGATCAATTTGTAGTCCAACGGTTTTGATAAAATATTGTTGATCACTATTCATATAGGCGTCAATGATATTTTCAGCACCTAATTTTTCTATCACGTATTCAGCCTTTTTGTGTATTTGGCCGAAATAATTTTTTCTGTAATTTTCTAAAACTGTGTTGACTTTACTGCGCCATTCTATAGCATCCGCAGAGACTCCCCGCCATAGTTTTTCTTTAAACTTATCACGGAATTTTTCAATATCAAATTTATGATGATCTCTTTTTTCGATGATAAAGTGTATAGCTTCTGCAGTTTTACGCTCATCTAACTCAATGTGTGCGCAATGATCTTTTAAATCTATCAGACTGATAAGATAGTGTGCAAGTTCTTTGTCGTTTACTAGTAATTTCATTGATTTAATATTTTCCAGGCTGTACCGTTGGTAATTTCTTCTTGGGTGAACTGGCCATACGCCAAGGTCTTACACATTTCGGTTATATTTTCTGTCGAAGGTTTGAATGGATTTCCGAGTGTGGATAGATCGGTAGATGCCAGAGTGCTGGCTGCGCAAGGCACCGAAACAAATGCCGGGATGCCGTATAGCACACTTTCCAATGATGCTATGCTGTTGAATGACACCGTGGCGTAAACTCCAGAATTAAATGCGTCGTAAATTGAATATCCATGTCCCCTTTCACTTCTTGATCCTTTCGCCCTGATTTCAATCGGCAAATTAGAATATGTTTTTATTTTTTCAGTAGTTTCTTTAATCCATGTATCACAATCAATATCAAAATATCTACAGGCTTTGGGATTCGGCAATACCAATAATATCTTTTTATTAAAAGGTTTCCAGCCTTTCCAACTCAATCTAGGATCTTGGTTAAGAAGATTGATCCATCGATCGGCGGGAACTGATTGAGGGGTAATATGTTGTAGATCATTTTTTACAATTCGGTGCCACCATTTTTTACCTGACTTGTTTCCTACACTTGGAAAATTACCTACATAACCAGTATCTATGTAATAAAAATCTCTGTTCGTCTTTTTGCACTCTACTATTTCGCTTTTGCTTGTTACCCCACGAACAACCATAGGGTTATCAATGTTGGACATATCCGTAGTACAAAAATGATTCGACCCTACGACCAGAGATTCTTCTAAAGATAGTTCTTTCATAATGTTAATAACATCTCCATGGCTTTGCCGTTTCTCAATTCTGAATTATGAAACTGCCCGTATGACAAATGACAGGCCCACGCATATAATTTATCTTGGTCGGGATAGTAAGGTTCGTTTATTTTAGATAGATCCTGCAAACTAACAGGACTAGCTGCATTAGCCGGTGCTAGAGTAAATGCAGGTATTCCAAGGAATACAGCTTCTGTAGCTGCTACACTGTTGAATGTAACTAATGCAAATACATCATCATTGAGGGCCTGTTCTAGTGTATCGTTAACTGTTCTATCTAATCTTTTAGGTGCCCGCTCTCTAACTACCACAGGTCTATCTGTGTATTTTTTTATTTCATTTACTGTATGTTCTAACCAAATATCTAGATTGTAGTCATAGAATCGCATGGGTTTTTCATCTGGTTTCGCTACTAGTATCTTTCTTCCATCTTTCTTCCAGGGCTGAAACTTTTTATTAAAATGTTTAAATCTATCATCTTTTCTTGGCACGATCTCGCCATGTTGTAGATTGTTCTTTACTATACGATGCCAATTTTTCCAACCATTGTGATTTGAATCAGTTCTCTCATTGCCAAAATATCCCGTGTCTATATAATAGAAATCACGACTATCTTCCCAACATTGGTGTATCCACTTTTTCTTAAGTATACCTCTTAATACAATAGGATCAATACTGTCGTTGTAATTAAAATCTTCAGTTGAAGTTGTTCTAGTGTTGCACCCCTGTGCAAACATGTTAATATATGGATCTTTGCCGTCTTTGCTTAAAAAGATCATAGACCGTGCTGTAGACAATAATCTACGTAAATTTTTTCTCTATGCCATTCGTTGGAGAAATCACCCTGGTCTGAAAATTCATGGAAGCAAGGTGTTCCTAGGGTATAGTGAACTAATTTTGCTTGAGGGTTCCACTCGTATTCAATATCCAGCCAGTTCCATTCTACTGGAAGTTCGCCGACTAAGTCGTCAGTAAGCCATGTAAATCTATGTACCTGTGCTCCAGTGGCATTTTGTATAAACTCCGGAGTAACCACAGCATTGGCAGGGTGCCCACAGTTCCAAAGTATCACACTAGACCAATTTTTACAAGGATAGTCTTCGTTCTTGGCACCAAGATACTTTTCAGACATTTTAGTTTTGTAGTCGTGTTTAACAACCATAACTGCTTTTGAATTATCTCTTAATGCCCATAGTTTTTCAATGTCGTCACGCAATAACATATCGCCGTCCATGAATATTGCCCAACCTTTATATTGCATTAAGTGTGGAACAAGGAAGCGACTGTAGATAAAATGATTACTACCGTCGGTGTGTTTTTCTTCGTAGTCTTTTAATATGTTCAATGCCAACGGGTTAATACTCACTGGATGACTAGAATGTCTAATAATACTGTTTGAACACACATGGTATGCTATGGCTTCTCGGGGATCATACCCAATAAAAATTGGAATCATTTTCTTTCTATATCCTCTTCTATGCACTGATCTCCGTATTGTATTTCTACAACTTTCAGAGGCTGATCGGTTTCGTTGCATAACTTATGCCATTGATGCTTGTTGATGTGTATATGTTGAAATCGAGTAAATTCACCTAGCAGATCCATGTCTGTAGATTGGTCAACAGTATAGACTGTAGCGATGCCTTCAGACACGAACCAATGTTCTGCTCGATTTTGATGGCGTTGCATGCTGAGACAGGTTTTAGGTAATACCGTAAGTTCTTTGACTTTGACTTCTTGACCTTGTTCATGCAAGACACGATAGTATCCCCAGGCCCTACCGGTCTTAGGAGCCTTCCATTCTTGAAGAATCCACGAACTAGAATTCATTTTATTTTCGCCGCCCACACCAAATACAAATGACAAATTGGAATCTACAACATCCATCTCTGGAATGTTATCTTTGGTCCTATCGCCGCCATTGGCAAATATCAGTTTGGCATCGGGATAATGTGCTCGCACTTGTTGAATAAAATGTTTTGCTGATCCGTCATCGTCATTAAAGGTATAAACTTCGTCAACCATCGATAGATTATTGATGATGCACAGTCGTTCGTTCCACGGCATAAAGGCCGCGCCTTTTTTACGGACAAGCCAATCGTCAGAATTTAATCCAACAATTAACATGTCTCCTAGAGTTTTTGCAGCTTTGAAGTAGGCAATGTGCCCGGAATGTAGGGGATCAAATCCACCAGTAATTAAAACGATTTTCATGCAGATATTTATCTGCGTATATTATCTAGTATTTAAAGACTGGCGTCTTCTAGTCCAGATACTCGTAGTTTAACAATGTTGCTGAGATGCCATTGTTTTTGGTCAAGTGCTTTGATAATGCCCAGCCATTTGTTGCGTAGAAGAGCGAAATCGTTGATAATTTTTTCAAAGTCTACAACGTCAGCTTCACCTTCAACGAACTTTTCACAGTCCCTTGAAGATAAAGCTCGTTGATAATTTTCGAGATACTTGCGAAAATGTTGACTGCGAAGTCTACGAAGTTCAATATTTAAGTATTCAAGGATACCTTCAATTTCTTGAAGTTGATTAAAGCGTTCTTCCACAATGCCGGGCATCTGCGAACTTGCCTTCTCGATGTTACCCGCTATGCGGACATCTTGTTTTGCTTCGATTAACTCAGCTTCATAATAGGCCGCAGCATCTGGAATGTTGCTTATATCTTTACTAACCTTGTCGTACCAATTCATTTATTCCTCTTCGTCGTAGCTGTCTACATCTTCTTCGATCTCTTCACCGTCGATGGCGTATGTGATAGCTTCGTCAAGAAAAGGATCTACTCCTTGCAAACTGTCTAACACACTTTCTTTGATACCGTAGTCAAGCAATGTGTTTACAAAATCAGTGGCCACATCCGGTCTTTGTTTTTCAGGAATATGTCCAATTACCACGTGCCACAGGTCAGCGATTAAATCTTCTTTCATTGTGCTTCCTCCAAGTCTGGTTCAACTGTAGTAGTTATCTCAGATGTGGAAATTTCACCATGTTTGGAAATATCTTCCATGGCAATGTCTAGGCCGTCTTTCTCATTACGTTCCCAAGCCTTGCGGAACTGCTTGATGATCTCGCCGTCTTTGGTAGTGTAGACAAGGCTGTTACCTTCTTTCTTGAGCATGCCTTTGGCTTCGAACAGGTCGACTAATCCACTATATGGACTCATACCTGTTTCATAAGGAATCTCGACCTGCACACTTTCAAACGGCTTTGCATAACGAGTTTTCATGATCTTACAAGCAGCACGAATACCTTGCACAGTTGTGGTCTTGTTGCCATCAGCATCGAGTTTCAGTTTCAATTTACGCATGGCAACCACGATTGAACTGGCGTAGATAAAGCCTTGACCGCCACTGATCTTGTCGTCTGGATCAAACATGTCTTGGCTTGCGTATGTGTGATTGGTTGCGACTAGACCAATACCTAGACTACCAAACATGTTTACACAATTACGAACCAGTGCTGTGAGTGCTTTAGGTTTACGGCCCATGTCACCTTTGAGATCCCCGGCTTGAAACTGGTTAACATCAGTGGGAGTCAGTAACATTCCAAGACTGTCAATGATGAACAATACTTTAGGACGCTCGTCTTCTGGCATTGTCTTGTATTCTGCAACAAATTCTGTAATAGTTTTTGCCACATCGTCAATCATGGCCATGTTAAGTTTCAACAACTTATCTGGACTTGTATCAACTTCAAGTGCGTGTAACCATTTCTCGTCAAGCGCATTTTCTGTATCAATCAAGATCGGAAAGATACCTTGTGCTTGTGCATTCTTAACTAGATTGCCTGAACAGATAAAACTCTTACCTGCGCCACTTTCGCCTGCAAATACTGTAACTTTACCTAGCGGAATACCACGTTTAAAGTCTCCGCTAATAAGATAATTTAATGCATAGTTGTTTGTACTGACCCAATCAGTTGGGTCGTTAAAGCCAATACTTAAACCGTCAATAGATTTAGTAATTGACTTTCTAAATTTAGAAATATCAAATGCTTTTGCCATATTAATTGTCCAGGTCCATTGCGTTGTATTCTTTGATTAACGCAATTAATTCTTCTTCTGTGTTGCAGACTGTTTTAGAATTCTTCCATTCTTCTTTTTTATCACGCCCGCTAATTTCAACCATCCAAGCATTATCATAACGATTGATCGTGATTGATTCGCTCACTTTTGTTAATTTAGTTAGTTTTGCCATTATTATTTTCCTAGAAATGAAAGAGAGTGCGAGATTGCCTCGCACTCTATGTTTAGTCTAATTACTTCTGACGATTGCGAATCATGGCAAGAATGTCTTGCGCACGACTAGCAGATTCTGTTGAAGCTGCCGGAGCGGCTGCTGGAGCGGCCTTAACTACAGGAGCTGGTTCGTCATCTGCATCTGCAATAGGAGCAGCAACAGCCGTTGGTCTATTAGGATCACCAGTGGCTTGGCTCATGCCTGCTGGTTTAAAATATTGTCCCCAACGTTCCATGTCATAGGCTTCACCATCTACAGAAGCTTCAAACATTTCTTTCATGACTTTAAGTTCAACATCAGTGGGTTTCTTTGGCAAGAAGCCGCTGAGATCAAAAAGACCATGTGACTCTACTGCCGCTGATTCAACATCTGTCAGTGAACGCTCACGTCGGCTCCACTTTGATGTAGAGTAGTCAGCAAAGCCACCTTTTGATGTCTTGGCAATACGGAAGTCGAGACCTTTCAGATAGTCTGTTGGCAACTCATCCAATTCCGGATCCATCAACGCTGAACGGATGATAGCATAGATCTGAGGTCCGATAATAAATCTACGGATAGGGTTGTCTGGAAGTTTATCTTCCTTGAGTGGATCTTCAACCACAAAGCCTTGGAAAATGTATGAACGCTTTTTCCAATATTTACGACCCATTTCTTCCAATGATTTATCTTTAAACCAACCACGCACTTCTGATAGGATTGGACATGCTGTGCCGTCGTTATACATTTCCACACAGGGAACTTGTACCTGCACTGCTCTGCTGTCTGTTTCACCTTTGATGCCAGCGAATGGCAATTTGATCATCGCACGTTCTACCCAGAAGAATGTGTTGTTAGGATTGCCATCAGGTAAGAAACGTACAACGGCTTCTTTGCCTTCTTGCATATTCCAGTGTGGGTAAATTGCGTTGTCTCCACCGCCAGTGGATTGTCCTGTGGACTTTGATTGTGCTTCTTGAAGTTTAGCACGGATTTCTGATAATGTTGCCATTTTAAATGCCTCCTTGTGTTATGCCTAAAATGTTTATATGCCTTATGCACATGTTTTATTATGCGCTTTTTATTTATCAAGGTCAACGATTATCTACGTATTTTTTGATTTATCTTACCAAAAGAAAAAGCGGGTCAGGCCCACTTTTTCTTATATGCTGCCATGGCTCGTTGCCTAGCTAGCCATAATCTAAATTTTACATACTCTGATAAGTCATCATCAACTACCTTACCAAAGTCTCGAGCCTTTAGATTACGACCAAATGTGACTTCATCATCAACAACGAAGTCACTATCGTCTAACCCGAAATTACTTCGCTGGAGTAGCGGCTTTTGCGTCTGCTTTAGCTGGCTCTTTCTTAGCAGGTTCACTTTTTGCAGGCGTTGCTGCCTTTGCAGGAGCAGATGCAGCTGGTTTAGCTTCTTCTTTCTTAGCAGGTGCAGCAGGTGCTTGTGCAAATGCTGATACTGCAAATGCTGATACAATGATTGCGATTACTGATTTCATTTTAAAGTTTCCTTTAGGTTGTTTTACGCAAAGAATATTCCCTACGTATATATATAACGCTTTAATAAGACTAAACGTTTACATAAAAGTTTGATTTCATTTCGCCAAAAAGAAAGGGCACCTAAGTGCCCAATCTAACTGCGACGAAACTTTTAATAGCCTGCTAATTCTCTAATGCGTGATAGTTCTTGAAGTTCTGGATTTTGATCGGTACTCTGCTGTGGTGCCATACGTTCTACAAATTTACGAGCAACTTGTTCTGCCTGTTCGCCAAACTTCTTGCCTACCATAATAGCAACACCTTCTGGGCCTTTGGGAAATGTGCCTGTGTCACGATCATAAAATGATGTGATAAACTCTGCTAACTCTTCGGTGTTTAATCTTTCTTTTCTCTTTTCAAAATCACGTTTGGGTTTGTCGTCTTTGTATTCTACATCTTTCATAGTTAACGGTGACTGGCCTGCTTTTTTTCTATCTACTGCTGGTCTTTCGTAGTCTCTTGGATTGTCGGGATCCACAGCTTCTCGCGGCAATGGCTCTTGTGCAGGCGCAACCGCTGCCGCTGGATCAACTGGTGCTGGTTCCGCTTCCGGAGCAGTTTGATCAACTCCCTGGGTCGCTTCCGGGTCATCTACCATATCGCCAAAATCCAACTGTTCTAGTGTTTCAGGTGCATTGAATTCCAACCAATCTTTGACCAATGGTCTTACACATGCATCTGGATCTTGTGCTGCCTGTTCTTTGATTCTTTTATACAATTCTGGATCTTCGATTAATCCTTTAAGACTTTCAATGGCGTTGGTTCCATCGACACCTGCTGGGAAGTGTTGTCCTACAAGTTCTTGTAGTCCCTGTAATGCTGCTGCCTGCTCTTCAGGATCTTCACTGGTTACCGCACTTTCTTCGCCTAGTGCCATTACCCAATTTTCAAATTGAGCAAATGGGTCATTGTCTTCTGTTTCAACTGTAAGGTCTTCGTTGTTGATTTCTTCTTGTGTCATAGCGACTATGTCGTCATAGCCTATAGTGCTTCCTTCTTTCATTAGTCTGTATAAGACCGGAAACACAGTTGCAATATCTTCTTTAAACGATCTGACTGTGAATTTTTGTTTAAAATCTTCTACCACGTCTTGAGGTATTTCCTCGTTGGGGTTTGCCTGGAATGATTCTCTGTAAGCCTCGTAGTGACTTTGTTTGCTCAATGCCTTGATCTGTTCTCTAAGATGATTTAGATATTCTGTGCTTCTTTCGACCACTGAGTTGGTTTCGGAATTCATTAGATCGTTACGGACCACATAGTTACCAAAACTTTTCAACTGTGCAATTTCTTCGCTCATTTGCGTAATACTTTTGCCTAGATCATCGTAAGGCAGGCCGCCATTGGCCACATGGCGCTGCATGGCTCTAGCACCAGCTAGATGAATAAATGGATATTTGAATCTTTCACCGTCTTGATTTTCTACAAACAAGGCACCGATATTTCTGGTTCTAGAACCTGGTTGTGTGTCATCCATCACTGCTTGATTATGTTTAATGATCAAACGTGTGTCCATTAATTTTTGATAGCTCATTGTTTTGCTACCATACATTGAGCTTTCGCTCATTATGTTTTCACTCATTGTGCTTTCTCCAACTGGTTTTTGTATCGTATTTGTCTGTGGTTTAGGTTGTGCGTTCTGACTAAGGAATTGATAATCTCGTTTGTCAAGATTGTCTTTGGCAATGTCTCTGGTGTCAAAACTCAATAATCTGCGTTTGGCAAATTGACGCAGTTCTTTTAAGAATCCGTACCAATTTGTTTTTTGTCCATCATCCATGCCTTCGGTAATTCCATTGGAAAAATACACTTTCATGGAGTTGGGTTCAGCAAGACTGATGCTGACATGCCCTATGGGATTCTGGCCTTCTGTGTAGTCAAAATCAAAGAATCTTGCCTGTTCCGGATTGATGGTTATCTCACCGGTTTCGGCACCTAATTTCAGCCCAGAGAAGCGGCTGCGTACTTTGTAGAATAAATCGGTGGCTATGTTGTTTGTTGCGTCCATAAGTATATTTATCAAAGACCCATACTGACAAAGATCGGCATAGGCATGGATTCATCGGTGATTTTTTCTGTCATTTTATCGTAGATCTGCGGATCCCAGTCCGCTAACACATCTGCCATGCGCATGATTAACAGTGTTGAACTGACTAAATCGTCATGTTCTCCACTCTTGGCTTTAAAACCCAGCCCTGAAGCAATATATGTTTTTAGCTCAGATATCAACGGTTTGCTGTTGATAGTCATCTTGTGATTTTCGATCATGTTTTTTAGTTGACTGCAAGCAGATATTTTACTTCTGTGCGTGGTATTAAATCCTTTACGGAACTTGCGTATGTGTCCTTTGCGGATGGGCTCACTAAGAAACAGTCCATGAAAGTTTTCTTCGCCTATATCGTTGATAACTATCAGAGCAGATTCACCTATTGTATTATTTTCAACACTGTAATACATGATAGGTGCACCGCCTCGTTCTTCGCCTCTGTCATGTATGTATTTTAGTATTTCTCTCAAGACTCTGACCTGTTGCTGCACAGGCGTGGTATTGTGATGCCACTCTGCTACTTGTATCATTTCAGGCATTTCGTAGACTTGGATGGCTCCGTAGTCACCACCTGTGCCTAGGCTGGGATCTAAAGCTATTAGATATGTGGCTTTGGGATTTATATCTTTATACCAACGAGTCTGCCCCATGTTCATCATAGGGTCTGAACCTGCAAGTTCAACCAACTTCACAGAGTTGATTAAAGTTTCGTCATAGATCAAGAACTCGCATTCAAACTCTCTACGGAACCGTTCTTCGCCAATCTTGGCACGTTCTAATCTAGCCCACTCGTCATCCCTGTCTGGATGTTCCTTCCAGTGTGCGAAGAAGGGGAAGAAACCGTTGACTCCTAGTTTAGTTTCATTGCCGAAGTCGTCAAACCGTTTGTTGGCTTCTAACCAAATCATAGCAAATTGATCTTCGTCACTGTTAGGAGTTGATGTGATAATAGCTTTACCGCCTGTGGCCAGCGTAGGTGATAATGCTGTCCAGAATTCTTTGGCTTTTTCCGGCGGCTGCACGAATGCAAACTCATCGCAATAGATTAGAGAAAGAGATTTACCACGACCTGTGTTTTCTGTGGTAGTAGTTGCTTGTATACGTGATCCGTTGTCGTATTCAATGGTGTTTCTGTTGTATGAATACACTCCAGCTCGAATAAAGTCGGGTAAATTTTCATAGGCGTATCTATAACGATCCATGATGTCTCGAGCACCTTCATACTTGTGTGCCGCTATCAATACCTGCACATCTGGCATAAACTGTGTATACCACAACAGGTATGCCACTGCACATGTAGTCTTACCCATCTGGCGCGGCAACATGGCTATGCATTCTTTGTTTGTGTGATATGCGTCAATCAACAATTCTTGAAACCCGTAGGGCTCAAATGGTATTGATCCTCTAGTAGGGTGTTGTATCTTGATAAAGTTTTTAGCAAAGTATAGCGGACCGGTTACTGGATCCATACAAGCTTCTAGATGCTTGACTTCGTCGAGATTATAGCGTATCTGTGCATGGGCTTTCTTAATTAGATTGCCGTCTAAGGATTTTGACATATGTTTATTTAATGAAAAAAATAGGCTCCGAAGAGCCTATTTGATTTATTAGTTTATATTAACTGTCTATGGTTTCTGCTGCATCAACAAGGGTTACGGCCACGTCTTTGTAAATGTCCGCAAGTGAGTCGGGCAACGTAACAGTCAAAGATTCTTGTATTTCAGCACCTTGACTGCCATCAAACACTCTCATGCTTTTAACGTGATTGGTTCTGCCAATGGCCTGACCAATTTGATAGCGTAGAGCTTTGGCTGTTGTATCAACTGTAATTGTACCGTCTGTGGTAGCTGTAAATTGGAATGGTGTTCCAATTTCTGCTCTTGTGCCGCCCAATACGCCGTCTGCTGTGCCTGCACCTGCTGCACCTGCACGATCATATCTCACTGTAAAAGTCACTGCTGTTGCCTGGTTGTCTGCCACCGTTGCACCAGCACTGGTAAACTGCACGTCTTGAATCTGTGCATCAGCATATTTTTGTAGATTTTCGATAATGGCTAAGAAACGTTGATGAGCTCTGGCTACACGACGACCAATGGCTAATGTAGTTGGTTTGGTTGTAAATGCACTGTGATCTTGTGGGCATACCGCTCCGTTATCGTTGCCATCTGCTGTAGGATATGTTCCTGCACCACCAGACAATGTGATTACCACTTGATAAAATTCTGGTCTTAGCGACTCAGTTGAAATTTTAAATCCTGACATTATTTTGCTCCTTTAGCTTCTGACAATCTTTGAAGCAGTTCTTCTCGTATACTAGCACGTAGTTGTTCTTTGCTTTCGTAAGCGCCAGCTGCCATAGGGTTGTCACCGCGATATGGTTTGCCACTGAAGCTTTTCTTAGGCTTGTTTAGATCATTCCCGTCCGGGATAGCAGCGTCAATACCTGCATATTCTGTCTCTGATCCGTTTAGTGAATTACCAAATGCTTCTTCTTTGTCTTTTTTCTTTTCCATGTCATGATCATCCATGTCATGGTCACCGTCGTCGTCTTGATCTAGAGTTTTGATCAAGGGTTTTTCATCTGCGTGATCTTTTTCGTGTGCATCAAGATCTCCGCTGTTATCATAGTCGCTGTCCATGTCTGGCAGCATTTTCAATGGAGGTAGTCCGCCC